CCCCATCCATAACCAAGTGTCGCGGCTAATGGTCCGATATTAACATAAGGGTTTGTTATAAGTGATCCACCTGTAGTAACTCCTGTTCCTGTTTCTGTAACAGGCATAGTAATTGTAAATGTATTTGTTGTAGCTGTAATTACTTCAAATGAATTGGTTTCAAAATTAGCTGTTGTAAAACTTGTTGTAGTTGGTCCTGGTGTTGTTACACTTGTAAATTTAATTAAATCTCCAACAACTAAATTATGTGCATTTTTGTTAATAGTAACTGTTGTAGAACCTGTAGTTGATGTATAAGTGCAACTTGTTAGTGCTGTTCCCAAAGGTGTAATATCGTAAAACACTTCATCAAAAAGAACATATAAAACTTTATTTGTACCAATAACTACATAACGTCTACCAGTTAAATCAAACCAAGAATGTATGTCTCTAGCTGCGCCTACTAGTATAGATGAATTAATTTGTTGCCAACCACCTATCTTTTCAGGTGATCCGTATTGAAAACGAACATTATCTCCATCAATCCAGCGTCCCTCTGCTTGAGATGCTGTATCATTCTTATCAAAACCTGGAGGTAAAGGTATCTTTTTTAATGGCATATTTATGCCTAGTATAGCACTTATTTAACTACGTTTAAACTTCTGTGTATTATTAAAAATGTCTTCTCATTTCAGTTAAAGGATATTTTATATAAGGAGTGTGTATTTGATGAAAAAATGTAATTAAAGTTAACCGTTCGTCCTCATTTACATTATCTCCAAACATATCTGCCGCATGAAATTGTTTAGAATCAAATAATACTAATCTATTAAATTTTGAATCAATAGTTAAATTTTTTTCAAATAATTCATTGTTTTCTTTTAAGTATTTTTTTGATTTTTTTAAGTTTAAATTTTTATATCCTTCTTCTTTTTCATTTGTATGCATTACTCCATTTGACATATATTTTGGAGTATACAAAGAAGTACCACAGTTTTTATGGTTACTCAGATAAATAATTGCAGTAACTTCATCCTCTATATCAGAATGTACCCATCCTTCATCTGTATATATTTTGCCATTTATTTTTTGAAAAAATTGATCCGCATTCCAAGTAAAATTTTTATGATTCATGGGAAACATTACTCTTATTATTCTATAAATAACCCAATTAAAGAAATTTATATCTAAATTAGCTAATTGATTTGTCCTTTCCCCAGGCCAGATTCCTTCAGGATTTTTTTTAAAATTTAATTTTTTTGAATATTCTACTACTTTGTTAGGTTCATCGAAAAAATTATCAACAATTATTGTTGGCCAAATCATAGTATATTTTTTAAATATTTTTTGTGACTAATTAAATTTTTAGATAAAAATTTACCTTCAACACGTTCTTTCATATAATTATTTATATATTTTTTGTAATTATCTGATAGTGTTTCATATTCTTTTTTTATTAATTTTTTATTTATTAAATTTAATTCTTTTAATATAATAGTAAAATTAGCTGCATTAAAAAGTTGATAATTGCCTATAAAATCTTCTTGAATAGGTAATCTGTGATTCCATTTTTTTAAATTATTAGACAATGTTTTTGGTAAATTTAATTTTAAATTTTTCCAAAATTTACTTGTTTTTTTATTAACTTTATAATGTAATAAAACAAAATCTCTTGTGTTTTCTACAATATATTTAAATTTTTCATTGTATAAATCTATGTCAGATTGTTTGTAATTTATTAAAAGATGAATTAATAAAAAAGATTGTTGTATAGATGTGCCGATAGAAGATGCTTCTAAGGGTTCAATAAAACTTGAACACAATCCTATTGCAACACAGTTTCCTAACCAAGACTTTTCTAGAGCACCGGCTTCAAATTTTATATTTTTAGCAATTTTAACTTCATATCCCAAATACCTTTCACACTCTTTTTTTGCTTGTTCCGCGTTAATGTATTTATTATTAAAAACATATCCATTTCCCCATCTTCCTTTTGTTGGTATTCTCCACATCCATCCCGCACTCATCGCTTTAGATAATGTATAAGGAGTATATTCCTCTGTATCTTCAGTAGGAAAAGCAATTGCTTCGTTCATTGGTAAATATTTTTTATAAGATATCCATTTAGATCCAAGTTTAGAAATTAAAACTTTTTTAAAACCAGTTGCATCTATATAAAAATCATATTTATATTTTTTATTTTTACTTTTTAAATAAACGATGTTTTTATTTTTAATATATATATCTTTTATTTCATCTTGAATTATATTTATATTTATTTCTTTACATTTTTTTAATAAAAAATTATTTAATTTAAATGTATTGAAATGAAATTGATTTGGAAGATCGTTTGGAATTATTTTATTTTCAAAACAATTCTCATTTGTATATTTTTTTGGTTCTAAATTATTAATTATTGAATATGCATAAGCACCAAGATACTGGCCAAATTTCATATTATTACTTAAATAACCACTTACATTGTGAAGATATGGTTTTTTTGTCCATCCCTCAAACATAACCCCATATTTAAAAGTAGCGTCTGTTTCTTTTAAAAGTTCATCTAAAGAAATATTACAAAAATCCATAAATTCTTTCCAATGTTCTGTGCTTCCTTCACCTACTCCTATAATTCCAATTTCATCTGATTTTACAACATCTACTTTTATTTTTGAAAAGCGATTTTTAATTATTAATGCTGAAATTAATCCTGCAGTCCCTCCTCCCAAAACTAAAACATTATTTATTTTCATTTTTAAAATAATAAGGAAGACCTAAAATAGGACGTTTATCATATAAATTTTTATCAGAATCTTTAGTGTTTTTATTATTATAGTGCAAAAAAACTTGTGCACAATTTTCTCCTTTAAAACTTTCTCGCCAATGTTCTATTTCGTTTCCTCTATATATTAGCATATCTCCTATTTTTAAATTTATTTTTATTTCTTTATTTCTTTTTAAAAATATAGGCCATTCCTCTCCACCTAAAAACAAAGTTGTAGATATTTCACATGAAAATCTATCTACGTGACGATGTAGTATATCTCCTTTTTTGTAAATTCTAGCATAAGAATAATTAGGATTTAATTTTAATTTTGTTTCTTTTTCCATTATTGGAAGAAGTTTAATTAATAGTGTTTCCATTACAATGTCAGAGTAATGAGAATATGTGTTTGGAACTTGTTGATCATTCCAAGTACCAAAAGAAGATTCTGACGAATTCAAATAACCAGTGCTAAATAATACTCTAGCTACTTGTCTTTTTGTCATAAAATAATCATTACAAAAATTAGCTAATTCTTTTGATATTGCTTTCTTAACAATAACATATTTATTTTTTTTAAAACTCATATTATATATATTCTATCCATCCTGTTATAATGTATTTATTTTCTTCCGGTGCATTTACTCCTTGATGTAAATGTGTCCAATAAGCAGGCCATATATAAAAATCTCCGGCTATTGGTTTTATTGTAGTTTCTTGAAATATAAATTTAGTTCCTCCACCTTTTTTAATAGTATTTAAAAATATCATAAAAGCAAAAACTCTTTTTGAAAATTTTTCATTTCCATCATTTTCACAGTGAATGAAATTATAATAATTATTAGGTTCATATTTCATAAGTTGTACAAAATTATTAAGTCGCCATTTATGAATATATTTATCTATTAATGAGTATTTTATTTTAAAATCTTTTATACCTTTAATTATACTTTTACCTAAACCAAAATAATCTTTTTCATTTTTTAATTCTAAACAAATTTCTAAATCATTAATTATATCCTTATTTGCTAAACCAGGTTGAGCTTTGTCAATATTTTTATTAAACCATTTTATAAGTTTATCACATGAATTTTTTGAATAAGCTTTTGGTACTTTGTATATAAAATTCATACTATTTAAATGGGTATCCAAGATTCCAAATCACTAATGAATATCTTGTTCCTTTAGTTACTGGTTTAACTCTATGCCACACAAAAGAAGGAAATACGACTATGGATCCTTGTGGTAATATTTCCATACATTTTCTAATATTAGGTTTTCCATTTTCTTTATTTCTAAAATCAAATTCTAATTCTCCTCCTTTATAATCTTTAGGATCTGATAAGGAACAAGTCACAGATAATTTTCTTATTTTTCCGTGAGTATTTGGATCATTTAAATTATCATAAGGCAAAGGCCAACAATCATTATGCCAGGTATAAAATTGTTTTTTTTTATATTTTGTAAATTGACATGCTTCAGACCAATCCCAATCAAAATTCCAACCTGCTAATTTATTTGCTTGATGTATGTAGGGTTGAATTTGATCATATATCCATCTTTCATTTAACCATACAATATTTGAATCTCTTTTTTTCTTTAAATCTTTTATTTCTTTCTCTGTGAGTAATTTTTTGTCTTTAATTTTATTAGTTTGATTACCAGTCAACGCTAATTGTTCTTGTTTTGAGTTAGCTAACTTAATAATTTTATTGCAAATATCTGGACTTAAAGCTTTTTTAAAAAAATAATAATAGTTCTGTAAATTCATTCTGAACTACCATATAATAGATTTATTATTTAAAGTAAAGGGCTCCATGTTAAGGATAAAGGATCCCAAACAATTGTATTATTTTGATTATCTGTACTTTTCCATCTTAAATTTTCCTCATCCCAATCAGGTTTAATAAAATTATCTTGATAAAAAACATTGTTTGGGCGTAAAACTGGTGGTTCCCAGTAACAAGTATTTTCATCTAGTGTCCAAGAATTAAAAGGCTTAGGTTCAATAAAAGCATCTCTTTGTGAGTCATACGTATATCCAATACCAGCATAATTTTTTCTTAAAGGTACTCCCCCTAATATATGAACACCTCCTCTGGTATTATAAGAAGTTTGAACCCAGTTAGTATTCTGTCCAAACAAAGATTTACAAAATTCAATACCTTTTAATTCTGATTCAATACCGTTATCTAATAATTCATTATTATGAACAACAATTCCTTGTTCTACTATATTTTCAGAGTTTATTTTTACAAAATGTGCCATAAATATTTTTTAAGAAACAAAACTTCCACTACCATTATAAACTAATACTGTATCTGTTCCAACAGTTGAAGTTGTAGGAGAACCTGTTGTAGATCCTTTTAAATAAGCTTTAGTTGGTAATCTAAGAATAACAACTCCACTTCCTCCAGCTCCACCCGCAGTTCCTTGAGCACCTGGACCTCCGCCACCTCCACCGCCGCCACTTCCTGTATTAGTATCTCCGGCAGTTGATACAATACCACCTGGATTTATTGCTCCATCACCTCCTATACCTGAACCTCCTAAACCTTGATCTGGATAATGTGCTCCACCTCCTCCACCGCCAGCTCTAGTAATTGAAGAACCAGTAATTGTTGATGCTACTCCAACTCCACCATCACCTGATTTGGGTGCACTTCCGGTTACTCCTACTGCACCTGCTCCGCCTCCACCGCCAGCTCCACTACCTGGTGAGGCAGCATTAAGACCTCCAGCAAAACCTTGATTTGCAGTTCCAGTTCCAACTGTAGCAGAAGGAGATTGAGGTATAAATCCTCCAACTCCTCCTCCAGATCCTCCAGGTGTTCCGCTTGCTAGAGGTAAAGTACCTGTATGACCTCTACCGCCTGTACCACCACCTACTGATGAAATTGTTGTTATAGTTGGAGCTGATATGGAAGAAGTATCTCCAGGTCCACCGTAACCACTAGGTGCTGCACCTCCTGCACCTCCTAAACCTACTGTAATTGTAAATGTTATTGATTTTCTTGTAACTGTAATTGCTGTTTCTGAGGATCCACCTCCTCCAGAGGTTTCATTATTAAAAGCTGATCTATATCCACCTGCTCCTCCACCTCCACCTACATTAGCTGCTCCTCCAGCTCCTCCAGCTACAACTAAATAATTTAAAGTATATGGGTATACAGATGCACCACCAAATCCAAATCCTTGCGCTGATGCAGCTCCGCGTGTTGAGTTTAAAGGCATTACAAAATCTCCTAATTAAATTGAGTTTGTGCTGCTAAAATTGTATATGCTGGTGTTGTTGATGTTTTGATTGCAGTAAATGAATAAACATCTATCCCTGCATTACCTGATGTAGGTGCAGAACCACCTTGATATTCAAGCACAACGTTTGTTGATGAACCATCAATCGTTATTGTTGAAACATAAAAAGTAGTATTTGTATTCATAAACACACCTGTTATAGACTCACCAACTGACAACATATTATTAAGAGTTGTAGAAGAACTACCTCTTAGATTCATAGTAAATTGACCTGTTGCTGTTGTTGTATGATAAAGAATAGCTTGATCTAAAAAATTGTAGTTAATTGTTCCAGTAGTTGCTGTTGCAAATACTGAAACTTTTTCTTTTACTTGTTGAATTTTACCAGTACCAAGAAATGTTATTGCACCTGTTCCTTTTGGAATAAAATCTAAACCAATATTTGCATCATCTCCAGATGCTGTAAAAGTTGGATCATTTGCTGTTGCTGCGTTAGCAATTGTTACTTCGTTAACTGCTGAAGCAGTTTTATTAAATATAATTTGTTGATTACCTGAATCATCATCTATTCCTGTTGCATTATTAAATGCAATATCGAAACCATTAGTGTTTAAAGAAGCTCCTAATTGTAATACCGCAGTATTAAGTGTAGGTGATGTTAAAGTTTTATTAGTTAATGTTTGAGGTGCTGTAAGATTTACAACTCCTAAATCTACTGCATCTGTTCCATTTAAATAAACAAGTTTAGTTGTTTTATCAGCTGCTCCAAATATTACTGAAGCTCC